GCAGTCGGTGGCGACGACGCAGTGGCAGCTCTACGCACCGACCAACCGGCAGCGCAACCGCATCGTCCAGCGGGCCGCCGGGCCGGAGCGCGTGGCGCTGATCAAGCAGCTGGCCGAAGGCGGCGAGCTGGAACCGCTCGCGGCGCATCCACTCCTCGACGCGCTCGCCAACAGCAACGAGTACTTGGTAGGACCGGCGCTGGTGCGAACGACGCAGATCCACCTCGACTTGGTAGGCGAGGCGTTCTGGGTCAAGGAGCGGAACGGGCTGGGGCTGCCCGTCGGGTTCTGGCCGGTGCCGCCGCACTGGGTTACGGACACGCCGACCGTGAAGCGGCGGAGCTACCACGTGTCGTGGAGCGGATGGCAGGGTGAGATTCCGGACTCCGAGATGTTGTGGCTGGTCGACCCGGACCCGGCGAACCCCTACGGCCGAGGGAGCGGCATCGCGCGGACGCTGACCGACGAGCTGGAAACGGACGAGTACGCCGCTAGACACACGCGCATGACGTTCTTGAACAGGGCGCGGCCGGACCTGATCGTGTGGCCGGAGCCGACGAAGAACGACGCCGGGACGATCAGCGAACCGGCGGCGCAGGCGCTGGCCGAGCGGTGGCGGAACGAGCATCAGGGGTTCTGGCGGGCGGCGCTGCCGTTCTTCGCCACGCGCAAGATCGGCGTCCACGAGGTGTCGCAGAGCTTTCAGGATCTCCAGCTGACGGAGCTGCGCAAGTACGAGCGCGACATGATCGTGCAGGTGTTCGGCATCATGCCCGAGGAGCTGGGCATCGTGCGGGACGGCGCGCTGAACCGGGCGGCGCTCGACTCGGTGGACTTCCTCTACAAGACCAACCTCATCGTGCCGCGCATCGACTTCCTCTGCGCCTACTTGCAGGAGCGCGTCGTGCCGGAATACGACGAGCGGCTGGTGGTTGGATACCAGTCACCGGTGCAGGCCGACCGGCAGTTCCAGCTCGACTCGGCGAAGGCCGCGCCCTACACGATGACCGTGGACGAGTGGCGCAGGCTACAGGGACTGGAGCCGCTGCCGGACGGCGCGGGGGCCGTGTTCGTGATGCCCGCCAACCTCGTTACGTCGCCGTCGCTGATGGCCGCGCCGCCGGTCCTCGCGACCGGGCACCCGACCGTGACGCGGGCCGCGACGGTTGAAGCCGAGTTGCTCACGGACCTCGACGCGATGACGGAGGCGAAGGACGCTGACGGCCTCGCCATCGTGCAGCGGGAGCTGGACGACAACCCGGATGATCTGCCGGAGCTGTCGCGGCGCGTCGCGAAGCGCGAGACGGCGTTGCGGCGGTGGCTGACGGCGCAGCTGGCGGCGCTGAGTGAGGATACGCCGCTGGACGCCTTCGTGCGGGCGCTAGAGCAGGGCGACGAGGAGGCGGCGCTGGCGGCCGTGCCGTGGGAGGCGTGGGCCACGGGCCTCCGGCCGCCGCTATTCGGGTATCTCCACGAGGCGTTCATCATCGGCGTGCGACAGGGCGCCGAGGATGCCGGGGTGCGGCTCGTGCGCGAGGCCGGGCAGGTGCCATGGAACGTGGTGAACCCGCAGGCCGTGCTGTGGGCGCGGGAGTACGCGGGCACGCTGATCACGAACCTGACGGCGTCGACGCGGGAGGGTGTGCTGCGCGTCGTGCGCCGGGTCATCGTCGAGGCGTTGCGTGAGGGCTGGTCCGCCTACAAGACGGGCCGGGTGCTGCGGCAGACCATCGGGCTGACGGCCAAGGCAGCCGAGGCCGTGGCGAACTACGCCATGCGGCTGGCGCACTCGGCGGCGGGGGAGCGGCTGAGTGACGAGGCGTTCTTCGCGCGCGTGGGGCGCTACACGGAGGCGCTGCGGCGCCAGCGCGCCTTGCTCATCGCGCGGACGGAGCTGGCCTTCAGCTCGTCGCAGGGCCAGCAGCGACTCTGGCAGATTGCCGTCCAGCGGGGCCAGATGTCGGCGAACGCCGTCGAGCGTATCTGGATCGTGGCGCCTGACGGCCGCCTGTGCGAGAAGTGTGAGGCGCTGGACCACACGACGGCGCCGCTGTTCGGGGCGTTCAAGGACGGCACGACGAATCCGCCGCGTCACCCGGCCTGCCGATGCGCCGTCGGCCTGCGCGTGAAGGCCGCCCGGCCTCGGGCGGCGGCCGGGCCGGAGACGGCGACGGTGTACGTGAACGGAGCCGTCCCGAACGATGCGCTGGCCGTGGCAGCGCGTGAAGGTCTTGCCGCGCTGGCGCGTGACTTGGCAGCGGTCGAGGAACGGATCCTCGTGCGAGGGCGCGATGTCGAGTAGCGTGCCGCGAACGTGGGTGCAGGGCGAGCTGATCACGGGCACCGTGAGGAATGAAGAGGCCGAGGCAGCCGGGGCGGTGCTCGTCCGCATGGCACTATCCGGGCAAGCCGTCGCTGATGCATTGCTGGCCGTCGGCGAGAACCTAGAGCGCCTGCGCGCCGAGACGGACGCCGGGCCTGCGCTTGATCCTGCGCGCCCGCGCCGGGCGATCCGCCTCCGGAAGCACACGTGAGGAAGCTCCTCAGCGGGACCGGGGCGTTGCCAGCGACCGTCCGCACGCGCTATGAGATGTTCAGCCGACCGACGTATGAGGCGCTCCGTGACCTGATCGCGCACGGGGCCGACCTCGGCGCGCGCGGCATCACCGGGACGTTTCCCGTCGAGGGTCAGCACGGCGAGGTTGGGCGGGCGCACGCCAGAGCCTACCGCCAGCGACGTCGGCGGCGGCAAGTAGCAGCCGCGCTTGCGGGGCGCCATGACGGGCGCTGAGTTCGCGGCGGCGGTGGTGGCGGGGGCGGTCGTCGGCGGCCCGGCCGGGTACTGGGCCGTGCGCTGGTGGCGGCGCCGGGTCGCGCAGCGCCGCGCGTATCTGGAAGAGCGGTTGACGTCGCGGCAGCGGCGGCGCAACGAGGCGCGGCAGATGACGGCCACGGCGGTTCGCGAGGCGCCCGTGCGCCGGGCCGTGCGTCGGGACGCCGCGCGCGAGATCGGGCGGCGCGTGCGGTAGCGTTGACGGGGGGTCTAGCTCGGGCCATCCGCGCCCCGGCCCGGTGCTACAGTCCGTTCGAGTCGGACGCCCTCCACCACCACGTTCGACGGGGCGCGACCTTGGGGCGCACATGGCCATTGTCCGCAGCATCTCACTCGGTGGCCTCCCAGCCATCGCCGCGCCGGAGCCGGAGCGCGAACCGGAACCGGTGCTGGTCGACGATCTCGTGAACCGCGTCACCGTGCAGGTCCATCCGGTACGGGTGCCGGTAGAGGCGATGCGACAGCGGGCGCGGCTGTGGCGTCAACGGCGGCGCGACCTTGGTGTGCAGGCGATGACGACCGGGCTGATCGGTGAGTGGATGGACGGCCTCGATGCCGAGGATACGTACTGAGGAGCGAGCGATGATGAACCCACACGAGATCGTCTGCATGGCGCGCGGCGTGTCGATTGGCGGACTGCCGAAGCTGCCGCCACCCGAGGCGCCGAAGCAGGCGCGCCCGGTTGAGGCGCGACCGCCGCAGCCGGTAACAATCCCGATGCCGATGGCGCCGATGCTGCCGCCGATTCCCGAGCGGCAGGTGTTACCGGTGACGCCGTGGCTGGTGACGGAGAATACCGGGACGTGGGCGCCGACCCGGTTGCGCAACTGGACCTACAGCACCGGGACGACCGAGACGTGGGCGAGCGGGACGCTGCAGGTGGGAGGCGAGCGTGGGTAGCCCGGACATCCGCCCGTACAGCGGCATCTCGCCGCACGTCGCGCCGCTGGAAGTCGTCGACGGCCGGGTGCAGTATCGGGCCGGGGCGACGCGGCGACGGAAGGTGGCCATCTGCGGTTCGCATGGCGTCGGGCGCATGCCGTGGACGGATGAGACGTTCGAGTGCTGGGCGCTGAACAACTTCTGGAACGTGGCGCGCGATCCGGCCGGACGCATCGCGGCGAGCCGGTGGTGGGAGCAGCACCAGATCGTGCCGGACGCGGAAGGGACGTATGCCGGGCGGCCGATTCAGGACGCCAACGACCTCGCGTGGATCGTGCAGTGCCCGGTGCCGCTCTACACGACGGAGCCGGTGCCGGAGAACCCGCGCGCTGTCACGTGGCCGATTCGGGTGATGGCGCGGCGGTTTCGCGACTACTTCACGTGCACGTTCGCGATGCAGGTGTGTCAGGCCATCGACGAGGACTTCGAGGAGCTATACCTGTTCGGCCTCTCGCTGCTGCTGGGGACGCAGCGCGAGGCGACCGTCGAGAGTAGCTGCCTGAACTGGTGGCTGGGGCTAGCCGAGGGGCGCGGGATGCGCGTGGTCGTGGACCCGTGCTATGAGCCGTTCCTGCTGCGGCACCCGTTCCGGTACGGCCACGAGTACTGGCACGAGCGGACGTTCGTGGAGCGGTATCTGGAGACATGGACGCAGCGGCCCGTCGCCATCTGAGCGTCGCTGAGCGGGTGGTTGCCTTGGAAGTGTTGGGGGGATGGCGGCCGTCGTCCGGAGCACGAACCACCGGGTGCGGCTGCTGAGTCTGTTTGAGAGGAGGGGCGCATGGGACAGGTCCGGGTAACGCAGGTGCGCGTCGAGCGACTGGTGGCGGCGGCGAAGGCCGAGGAGCTGTTGGGGAGGCTCGAAGGTATGCGACACGCCGATGCGGAAGCGGCACTGATGATGGCCTACGTTGACGTGTCGCCGGGGTTCCAGGGCTATCCGGAGGCGACGCGCGACGAGCGGGCCTGTGTGCTGCTGCGCCGCCTGATGACGGCGGCAGCGGAGCAGGTGAAGGCCGTTGGCGACATGTCGGATGACGACGTGCGGCGCGCCTACGGCGGAGGGACGCGGACATGCCAGCCCAACTAGGGCGACCGAGTTCAGTCGACCGCGATGACGTCCACCGCGTGATGCGCATACTCTGGGACGCCGCGCGAGGCGAGCAGTGCGGCGTGGTAGCAGCGGCGGCGTTGCTCGTCTGGCTGGCCACCGAGCAGGAGTCTGAGGCGTGTGCCCGGATTACGCCGGAGAAGCTGGAGTGGTTCCTCTTGCGTGGGACCGGGGCGTTGGCGCTGTTGGTGCAGGAGATGGCCACGCTGACGAGCGCGGAGGCTGCGTTGGAAGTGCGCGGCGCGGCCATGCCGAACTGAGGAGGCGTCGATGGAGGTATCGCACGTGTTCGTGAGAGCGGGCGGCGCCTGGCGATGCAGGTGCGGGGCCACGTACCAGGATGACGGGATCTGGGTAACGCCGCTGCCGAGTACGGCGCCTCCGGGCTGCTGCTGCTTCCTCTGCCGCCCGTGTCCGATGGTCGTGCGCGCCGCCGAAGACATGGCCCGCGCCGCCGTGCTACAGCCGGGGCGGTACACGGCCGAGGACGGCAGTGAAGGAGTCCGGCCATGACGTGCGCTGCGCCGCGCCGCGCGGGAACCGGGCGCCGGGGCATCATGGCGGGAGGATTCCGTGGGTGAGCCGACGGCGCGCCGCACGGAAGTGATTGCGCATGCGATGCTGACGGAGCTGCGCGCCCGGCGCGAGTATCTCGACCGCGCCGAAGACTTGGCCAGCGTGTCGATCACGGTGCGGCTCCAGGACGGCGCCGTGCAGGTGCGAGCAGTTGAGTATGCCGACCAGCGCATCGTCGGTCGGCGCGGTCTGACGGGGCACTAACCGGTTAAGGCTTTACGGGTGGACCGAGTGTAGCTATACTAGGCTCCGTCGAGTTCATGGCCTTGCGGCCGGGCCACTAGCGCCGCAGCGATCATCGGAGGCTCTCGGGAGCTTCTGGTCGCTGCGGCGCTTTTGCTTTGTAGGGGGATAGCCTATGGCGACCAACGACACCGTAGCCGAGCCGGTCCGGAAGCAGCTGCTTGTGGACGTGGCCGTGCTCGCGGAGCGCCGGGTGCGGTTCGTGGTGACGACCGACACGCCGGACCGCGAGCGTGACGTGATTGTTCCCGCAGGCATCGACCTCACCAACTTCCTCCGCAACCCCGTCATCCCGTTCGCCCACGACTACCGGAGCCTGCCCGTAGGCCGGGCCGTCGAGGTTGCGCGCAGCGAGCACGGCATCGAGATGGTGATCGAGTTCGCGACGGCCGACCTAAACCCGATGGCGGAGTACGTGTACCGCATGGTCAAGGCCGGGTTCCTGCGCGGCGCGTCGGTCGGGTTCCGCCCGCTGGAGTGGACGTTCAACGAAGACCGCAAGGGCTACGACTACATCCGGTGCGAGCTGCTGGAGGTGAGCGTGGTCCCGGTCCCGGCCAACGCCGAGGCGCTCATGGCGGCTTCCTTCGACGAGGACCGCGCGCTGCTGAAGGCGTGGGCGCAGCGGGCGCTGGACGCCATCGAAGCCGACGAGGAAGCCGTCGCCAAGGGCGTGTCGCCCAAGGACGTCTCGCGCAGTATCGACGACGACGAGGAAGTGCCGTGGGCCGCGCCCGTGCTTAAGGACTTCACCGAAGCGTCGTGGGAGGAGTGCTCGAAGGGCGAGCGGCGGCGCATCGCCGGGCACTACGGGTGGAGCGCCGAGATGCCGCCAGCGGCCTTCGGGTCGTTGAAGTTGCCACACCACAGCCCGGCGTCCGGCAAGGTGATCTGGCGTGGGCTGGTGTCGGCGGCGGCGCGCCTCGGCCGCACGCAGATTCCGGACGAGGACCGCGACGCAGTCAAGGCGCATCTGGCGCGGCACTACCAGAAGTTCCGCGACGCTGAAGACATGCCCGACTCGTTGAAGGCGGCGCCGTGGGACCGCGACACCGTGGGGTGGGCCGCCTACGTGAAGGCGGGCGACCGACTAGAGCGGCGTCTCCAGCGTGAGCTGACGGACGGCGAGCTAGCCGGACTGCTGGAGGACTACGGGCTGGAGGCGGAGGCCGCCGTACTGCGCGAGCAGCCCGCGCCCGAGCCGGACCCCGAACCGGAGCCGGACGAACCGCCGGACGATGCGGCGCTGCTCCGGGAAGCTATCGCGGCATTGCGTGAGGCGGCGGCGACGCTGGCGGGGTTGCAGAAGGCCGCGCCTTCGCCGGAGCCGCAGCCCGCGCCCGAGTCCGGATCTCGGGCAGAGACGACGGCGACGGCGGACGGCCCGGTAGCCGACGAGACGGTGCTGTGGCTGGACGGCGACGACGACACGCTGGCGGTGTTGCTGGCGGAGGACGGCGAGGACGGTGACGTGGCGAAGGATGCGGACCGGTGCCCGGTGGACGCCGAGCTGGTCGTGGCGGCCGTGAAGGAAGCCTTGACCGATCTGGTACGCGCACAGACGCAGGCCGCGATCAACGCCCTGCGTGGGCGGATCGACTGACGAAGGAGTAGAGACGATGGACACACAGGGCAAGGGCATGACGCGGGCCGAACTGGCCGAGTTCGTGTCCGGACAGATCAAGGGCTTCATCGGCACGGAGCTGGCGACCATCGTGCGCCAGAACATCGAGGAGGCCGTGGCGCCGCTGCGCGAGCGCGTCACGTCCTGGGGCGAGAAGCTGGCCGGGGCCGGGCGCACGCCGCCCGAGCCGGTCAAGCGTGAGCAGGGCATCGCGCTGGCGCGGTGCGTGCGCGCGACGGCGGCGGCCAAGTTCCAGGGCAGCGGGCCGGACGGCGCCGTGGCGATCCTGCGGGCGTGGGGCGACCACGACCTCGCCGACCAGTGGGCCGACGCGCGCCAGAAGGCGCTGGCCGCCGGAGACGCCACGGCGGGCGGGTTCCTGGTGCCGGAGCAGTTCTCGACGGACTTCATTCAGTTCCTGCGCGCAGCGGCCGTGATGCGGAAGCTGGGCGTGCCGACGATCCCGATGCCGACCGGCACCGTCAATCTCGGCAAGGGGACGGCCGGAGCGACGGCGAACTACATCGGCGAGAACGTGAACGCGCCGAAGTCGCAGCTGTCGACCGGGCGACTGGCGCTGACGTTCAAGAAGCTGGCGTGCCTCACGCCGGTCAGCAACGACCTGCTGCGGTACGCGTCGCCGGGCGCCGACACCATCGTGCGGAACGACCTCGTGACGGCGATGAGCGTCAAGGAGGACTCGGCCTTCATCCGGGGCAACGGCGTGGACGGCAGCCCGAGGGGGCTGTACTACTGGGCGCCGGGTGCGAACAAGATCCTGGCCAACGCCACGGTCAGCCTGCAGGCTACGGCGGCGGACCTCGGCAAGCTGATGCAGCAGCTGATGGGCGCCGATATCCCGATGCTGAAGCCGTGCTGGATCTTCGCGCCGAGGATCAAGAACTTCCTCGTCACGCTCCAGACCTCCACCGGTGCCTTCGTCTTCAAGGACGAGATGGCCGGGGGGACGCTCTGGGGCTACCCGTATGAGATCACGACGGGCGTGCCGACGAACTTGGACGCGACCGGGGCCGCGACCAACGACGAGTCGGAGGTCTACTTCTTCGACGCGGCGCAGGCCATCATCGGCGAGGCTCAGAACATCATGGTCGACGCCTCGCAGGAAGCGGCCTACAACGACGGGTCAGCGATTCAGGCGGCCTTCTCGCTGGACCAGACCGTGGTGCGGGCGATTGCGGAACACGACTTCGCGATGCGCTACGAGGGCGCCGTGGCTGTGCTGACGGGCGTGGATTGGGCGCCGGGCAGCGTGTAGGCGCGCGTGAGGTGATGGCAGCGGGCGGTTCCGGCGATCCGGAGCCGCCTGCGGACACCAAGGGTTCAGACACAGGAGAGACGGACCATGATCACACGAGACGTTGCACAGCTCCGGACGGTGCTTGGCTTCAGCCAGCAGCCCTCCACGGCCACGGCCACGGCCGACGGCGCCGAGGGACCGGGGACCATGTCGGGCAAGACCATCACGAAGTGCTTCTCGATCTTCGCGGCCAGCTGCGGCACGCTGAACGGCGACAGCACGGCCAACCTCATCGCCGGGCGCATCATCGACCGGCTGGGCTTGGGACGCGGCTACAACGCCGTGAACGTGTCGGCGGTGGCGAACATCGAGATCGGCACGTCGACCGTGGACGCGAAGTTCGCGGCCGTGAGCGCGTGGCTCTACCACAGCTCGACGACCTGCGCCGACGACTTCGACCGCTTCTCGACGGAGCAGGAGAAGGCGCGCGGCAAGGCGTTCGTCTACTACGGGCCGAACACCACGTCGACGCTGGCCAGCGGGTTCATGGCGACGACGACGGCGGTGGGGACGTTCGGCACGTTCAGTGCCACGGCGACGGGCCGGGCGCACGCCGACTACAACGCGCACTACGACCTGACGGGCGCGGGCCGTTACCTGCGGCCGTACGTGCTGCTGGAGATGTACGCCTCCAGCTCGGGCGGGTCGCAGGCCACGGGCGTGGCGGTCAGCCTGGTGTTCGGGCAGCCGGATGAGGCGCCGCGCACCACGACGTCGACCGGGCGACTGATCACGTCGTAGGCCGGGCGATGCGCGTTCTGGTCGAGGTGGTCGGCCGGTCGCTGAGCTTGCGCGGGCCGGTGATCCATGTCGGCGAGCGGTGTCTGCTCGACACGGAGAACCCGTGCCACGCGGAGGTGCTGGCGGCCGGGTGGGTACGGCGCGTGACGCCGTCAGAGGGGACGGTTCACGGGACGGCGTTGGATGCGCCGCCCGTGGACCGGATGATGGCCGGGCCGGACGTAGCGAAAGCGGCGCCCAGCCCGGTCCTTTCAGGGGCGCGGAAACCTCAACGGAAGGGACGACAGGCATGAGTTCGCATCGTGACTTCGCCGTGGTGCCGGAGGGCGTGGCGGGCATCGACCTGCAGCATCCGTGCAAGTCCGGCGCGCAGGTGTTGGAGGCCGAGGCCGGACTCGTCGAGCGGCGGCGGGACAAGATCGCCATCGTCGGTTACGCGACGTCCAGCCGGGACTTGGCGCCGTTCGATGACCCGGAGTGGGAGATCATCGGGTTGAACCAGCTCTACCGGTTCATCCCACGCGCGGACTTCTGGGCTGACCTCCACGTGAACTGGTACGAGGAGAACGTCGAAGGCACGGACCACGAGGGGTGGCTCCGTGGTTGCGGCATCCCGGTGCTGATGACGCAGCGGGTAGCGGCCATTCCGACCTCAGTGCGGTTCCCCATCGACGAGATCATCGGCGCCGGGACGGACTACCTGACCAGCACGATTGCGTTGCTCATCGCGTGGAGCATCCATCAGGGTTACAAGGAGATCGGGCTATACGGCATCGACCTCGTGGTGGGGACCGAGTACGCGCACCAGAAGGCGTGCGCGGAGTTCTGGCTGGGCGTCGCGCACGGCCGGGGCATCACGGTGCGGATCCCGCCGCAGAGCGCGCTGCTCAAGCATACGCACCGGTACGGATACGAGAAGGAGCCGGACACGGGCATCTTCAAGCCGAGCGAGCTGGACGCGCGCCACAAGTCGCTGACGGAGAAGCGCGACGCGATGTTGACGCGGCTCCGGGCGTTGGACGGCGCCATCGGTGAGGCGACGCGCGTGCGCGATGAGCTGGCGACCGGGCCGGTGACGACGGTCGATGCCGTTCACGCGGCGCTCGACGGGCGCGTGAAGGCGCTCGGCGAGATGCGACACGAGGCCGTGTTCGAGCTAGCGACCATCGACGGGGCCGTGCAGGAGGAGCTGTATCTGGCGGAGCTGATGCGGCTGCGGCTGCGCGGCGTCTTCCATCCGATTACGGGAGCCTAGCCATGGCGACGGCATACGTTCAGCGACCGCATCAGTTCTACGCGGAGGAAGTCGTGTCGACGACGGATGCGGCCGGGACTATCGGCAAGATCGGATTCGATCCCGGCTTCCTCGCCACGGCCGTCATCCTCTATAACGACAAGGCCGATGTGGTCTATGCGCACTTCGGCAGTACGGTTGGGAGCACGGGTGGCTTCCGGCTTGCGGCGGGCGGCGTGCTGGCCGTGTCGGTCCGCACGGGCGGGTTCTCGCTCGCTAGTACGACCACTTCAACGGGGACGACGGTGCGCGTGCTCGCGCTGGGAGAGTAACCATGCGACGGTGGACGTGGGCGGCGGCGTGGTTCGGCATTGCGGCGGCGACCATCGCGTTGACCGGCCAGACCCAGATCGTACCGGGGAACACGGCCGTGCCCGGCGGTTCATCCGGGCATATGCAGTATAACA